CGACGAGGCTGAATAATGCCTACAGATAACGCTTATGACGAGATACTCGATAAGCTGGCAGATTCACACCAGCAAAGAGTAGCTGATTCTCTGGTGAAGCTAGAGGAGCGCGTAGCTAATGTTATGGCTGGCGCACCGCTAAAAGATGGCCTGCTCTTTGACACAGAGTGGGCTATTTCAGTTCGTGGAGACTTGCGGGCGGCACTTGATGAGGAGTATTTATCAGAGGTTGATTCTATTGTTCGTGGATACGGTTCTGTCGCAGTTGATGCTCAGGATATGCTAGGGCAATACGGAGACTTTACCAAGCTAGATACGAGCGTTGTGAACCAGCTACAGCAGTTATCCTTTCAGGGGTTTGAATCGGTCGCTAATGAATACCTTGATGTCTTAGCGAGTGAGGTCTACCAGTCAACCCTGACAGGTCGCAGCTTCAACGATACGGTGAAGAACCTACGCCAGACAATCAACGGCGTGTATATCCAAAGCGATGATGTGGAAGCCCAACGCCTTGTTGATATAGTGAACAACGGTTCTGCTACAGCGTCAAAGGAAGCGGCAGAGCAGCTACGCACCAAGTTTGCCAGAGACAGGGCAGGAAACAACCTAAGACGTTACAGTACTCAGATGGCACAAGATAGCCTGATGCAGTTCGATGCGAGCATTAACACTGCTATCGGTAAGTCTACAGGTGCTACCAAGTGGAAGTATTATGGCGATGTTATTAGAGACAGCAGACCGTTTTGTAAGGAACACGCTGGGCAAGTCTTTACTGATGACGAGATAGAATCAACATGGGCTGGAAGCTGGAAAGGCAAGTCATCTGGTGACCCCTTTATCGTGCGCGGTGGTTACAACTGCCGACACCATTGGAGACCAGTCTTTGATGAAGAAGATATTGCTGCACAGCCCGAAGCCACAGAAGAACCTAAAGCCAGCCCATCTATTCCACTTGGACTACCGCCACTTAAAAAGAAGAAAGAGCTTCAGCAGAGTTTTGACGAGCGCACAAAAGAATCCAACCTCAAAGGCTCTGCAAACTCAAGCCAGAGCAGCAGTACTGGATATACGCTTACATCTGATGGCAAGTATGCTACTAGGTTTAACCATGGAGCTTCACGCCAAAGGACTCTTAGTTATCAGGACTACAACCAAAAAATAGTAAGCAACAACAACCTGAAAGACTTTACCTCTGAAACCTTGTCACTTGTTCAGCCCATTATTGCTGAGACTGATAAAATGGCTAAGGCTTTTGGTGTCCCAAGAATTAGAACCATTGTTCCAACCAAGCAAAAAGCTGTTGCTGACATGGGTGATGGTGTTCTGGGGTTAAATAAGTCTATCTATAACGGATATGGAAAGAAAGCCTACACAAGCGAGGCCAGCTTACTTGTTGATGAGCTAAAGCTAAACGCTAAGTTGCAAGAGCTTAACGACTTATCTGTTTCGCAATATGAGACTTACCTTGCCAGAAAAGCTGAATGGAAAGCGATGACCTCTGGTAATGAAAGGTTAGAAAAGTTTGATGAACTTCAGGCTTCAATTGCAGCTTACAATAAAACAACAAAAACCGCAGCCGCTACAAGAAAGAAACTTGATGACGCTGTTGCTGCCTCACAGCCAAAAATTGCCAATCCATACAAAAGGGGCGGGGATAAGGCTAAAAGACCATTTGCTTCAGGTGAATACTTTGCTGAAAATGCAGACCTTGGCAAGGCAACTATATTCCATGAGTTTGGGCATAACGTCCACCAGCAGTATTTTGCAACTAGACAAAACCTAAGAAACCCTCCAATGGAGAAATGGCTGAAAAGTAAATTCAGTAGCAAGTCTTTTTACCCTACTAAGTATTCTGAAACTAACCCGCACGAGTGGTTTGCTGAAAACTTTTCCCTGTACAACATGGGGCGCAAAGATTTAGTTGATTCAGAAATTAAAGATTTGCTAGATGCCATGGTAAAGTCTAAAGGACGGCTGAAAGTACACAAAGGCTTCAACTTTGAAACAGGAGAATATGAGCGTGGGTAAAGAACTAGACAAAGGCTTAGAGCTAGTAAAGCTAGAGGAAATACCAGACGGCTTGATTGAGCTGCTTGATGAGCTTTATGAAGATGCTGACGCACAAGACAAAGAGAACTTTGGCTGGCTATATGAAGCCGCTGAGTTGCGTTTAAACGAATTAACTGAAGAAGAAATTGAGGATGAAGATTAATGGCATACGCTACAGGTAAGAAAAAGAAGAAGAAAAAAAAGCCCACTAAATAAGCTGGGCTAAAGGGGTACACTGCTGCAATTTAAATTCGCGCAAATTCCTGAGCTGATAACACTTGACCAACATAACGCTCAACAGGTGCTGGCACTATATAGCCATCTGAGAGCTTGAGCATATTGTTGTCTGGGTTCCCGTCTAACATAACGATTTCTACAACCTCAAGCCACTGGGGTTCGCCTATCAGGGTTACGTAGTCACCTTCAAAGATAATCAAGGCTTTGTCTTTCTCTTGCCTTTCCAGTTCGCTTTCGCGGCTTATGATGTTGGTTTTAAGTAGTCCGTTCCAAGGTTTGTTCATTATCCCCTCCAAGGGTAGCCCCCGAAGGGGCGTTGAAATTAAATTGCTTCGATACGTTGGCGGCCTAATTCTTCGTACATTCTGTCGGTTAGGTCATTGCCAAGGTCAACGGTTCGCATAACGTCTGGGCGGTCTGTGTATTCTGCGCCTTCGGATATTGATTTAGTTACTGTAAATTCAATCACGCTGTTGCAAATGCTAGTAATTAAGCCCTCAACGTAGCAATCAGTGCGTGAAACAAAGTCGTAGCTGCGAATTTTTTGTCCAATTTGAAAAGTAGTCATGTGTGAAGCCCTGTTGTTTTTTGAATGTAGGTGTATTAAATACTAAATTAACCCTAATGTAAACACTTTAGTAATGTTTAAGCAAAAAAGTTTATATGATAAAATCTTGATTCACTAAACTCAATATTGAGGCACGTTACATGAGCGATGAAATCGTGGAGAACCAAGAAGAAGGAACAGTTGTAAATGCACCAGAAGAAAGGACTTTCACACAGGCTGACATGGATAAAGCAGTTGCCCAGCGTCTAGCCAGAGAACAACGCAAGTATGAGAAGCAGCTATCAGGCATTGACCTTGATGAAGCCCGCCAATTGTTAAGCCAGAAAGAGCAGAACGAACAGGACAAAATGAAGGAGCGCGGAGAGTTTGAGACTATCCTCAAGCAGACCGTGGAAAAGAAAGACCTAGAAATCAACAGCTATAAAAGCAAGCTACAGCAAACCCTAGTAGATGGGGCTATTCTGGGAGCGGCTAGTAGCAATAACGCAGTAAGCCCTGAACAGGTATCGTCACTACTCAAAGCTCAGACTAGACTGGGTTCTGATGGCACTGTAGAGGTGTTAGACAATAGCGGCACACCGCGTTACAATGACAGCGGAGACTTGTTAACCGTCAATGAGATGGTTGGTGAGTTCCTTACAGCTAACCCTCACTTTGTCAAAGCCTCACGGGGCGGGACTGGTAGTCAGGGCAACGCTGGTGGCTCTACGTTGAAGCCTCAATCAACGGTTGATATGGTTGCAAATTGGAACGAAGGTGGGCGAGAGGCTTACCGCGCACTGATGAAAAAACCCAAAAACTAAACTTATTAACCTAAATAATTGAGGCTACAAAATGGCAGCTACTACTAGCACCACCCTAGATGACCTGTTCGCAAATATCATTGCACAGGCACGATTCACCGCTGAAGAACAATCCCTGATGATGGGCTTGGTTACTCAGTACAACATTGGAAACGAAGCTGGCAAGACTGTCCAGATTCCTAAGTACCCAGCAATTGCCGCGACCGACCTTACTGAAGGTACGGACATGAGTTCAACCACCGTTTCTACTAGCTCTGTAACTGTTACAGTTGGCGAAGTTGGCGCACAGGTTGTTCTTACTGATATGGCTGCTTTCGGCGCGGGCAACCCTGCTGTTGAACTTGGCACTGTTCTTGGTAACGCTATCGCTACTAAGATGGACAAAGACCTTATCGGTCTGTTCTCTGGCTTCAGCTCAAGCATCGGTTCTGCTGGTACAGACCTGACTGTTGCTAGCTTGTTTAAGGCTCAGGCTACTCTGCGAGCTGCTAAGGTAACTGGCGGCATCGTTGCTGTAGTTCACCCTTTTCAGGCTTACAGCATTAAGAATGACCTGACCGCCACTTTCCAGAACCCTAATGGTGGTGAAGCTCAGAACGCTGCTATGGTAAATGGCTATGTGGGCACTATCGCTGGCATCGACGTTTATGAGTCAGCCAACCTGACTATTGATGGTTCTGGTGATGCTGTTGCCGCTGTATTCGCTCCTGAAGCTCTCGCTATCGCTGTTAAGCGCGACTTCGGTATCGAGTCACAGCGTGACGCTTCTCTCCGAGCCTTCGAGCTGAATGCTACTGCCGCTTATGGTGTAGCAGAGCTTGATGATAGCTTTGGCGTTAAGTTGATTGGTGACGCTGTACTTTAATTAGTGCTGATTCCCTGCCCCCTTAACTGGGGGTGGGTTTTTATTTGAGGTTATTCAATGGCATTTTCAAACGATGGCAATTTGATGGAGCTGATACCAGATATTCTTAATCTGGGTATTGAGTCTTTTTCTGATGAACACGCCAAAGCTCAGGCAGATATTGAGCGCAAGATTCGTGCTGAATGGTGGGACAAGCGAGGCTATTCTGGCGAGTTAAAGCCAGCATACCTGACAGACTCACAATGGACACAAGCAAGCTGTTACCTAGTGCTATGGAAGTATGCTTTACCTAAGCTGACCAACTGGGTAGACAACGACCGCTTTATGGGCATGATTGATTTCTACAAGTCGCGTTATGGCGAGGAAGTGGAAGCAGTGTTCCAAGACGGTGTTGAATATGATGCTGACGGTGATGGCAATTTAACTGATGGCGAGAAGACCCCTATTAACCATGGTAGGTTAGTTCGCTAATGCAGGTAAATGTAACAACTAATCCGCGCAACCTTTCAAGCATTCCCAAGAATATGCGAAAGGCTTACGAGGCTAAACTGAAGACAGCTTTTTTCAGAGTGGCGCAGATTGGCATTAATATCATTCAGGACAGGACAAAGGAAGGTTACGGGTATAAAGGCGGAAGGTTCAAGCCTTACTCAGAAAAATACGCGGCTTTCTTGGTGAAGAAGAATAGAGACACATTTCCAAACCTGACTTATAGCGGAAATATGATGGCGGCTATGACCTCAACAGCTAATAGCAAAAAGGCAGAGATTTTCTTTCGTGGTAAAACAGAATCAGGGAAGGCTTCAGGCAATAACAAAATACGCCCTTTCTTTGGGTTTGATAAAGAAGAAAAGAAACGCATTGCTAGAGCATTTGAAAGGTTTATCCAATGAGCGTTAGAGAAAGCATAGCAGAAAACATCGTTGAGACTTTGCGCGATAGCGTGATTGTTCCAACCCGAATTAAATACGTTACCAGAGAACCTTTTGACTTTCAGAAGCTCTCGAACGCCCAGTTTCCAGCCGTACTGGTTAGGACTTCAGGCGAGAACAGAGAAGATAGTTCTATTGGCGGTTCTATGGGTAAGCGTACAGCAAGCATTAACTATGAAATGGTTTGCTTTGTGAAGTCAGGCATTATTGACCAAGCAAGAAATAACATTATCGAGGCCATTGAAGAAGGCTTAGAGATTGACCGCTCAAGGGGCGGTTATGCGCTGGATACCCAGCTAATTAACGTAGAAGTCGATGAGGGTTCTATTGACCCTGTTGGCGGAGTTATTCTAACCGTTCGCGTGATGTACGAATACACACGCGGCACAACTTAAAGTAAAAGGTGATTTAAATGGCTACAACTACAGGTTCAAGCGGCGTTGTTAAACTACAGGTTTCAGGCGTTTCTGAAGCGGTTGTTGGCGAAGTTCGCTCTTATACGCTAGAAGGTTCAGCAGACACGATTGAAGACAGCGTGATGGGTGATGTTGCCCGTACTTACAAAGCTGGCTTAGAAGCAAGCACAGTAAGCCTAGAATGCTATTGGGATGATACAGACGTTCAGCAGTTAGTTATTGATAACCGCGCTTCACTGGACTTTGAAATCTATCCTACTGGCACTGGCACTGGTGAGAAATACTATCATGGCACTGGCATTGTAACTAGCAAGTCAATCACTGCCTCTTTTGATGGTATGGTAGAAGCTAGCTTTGCTATTCAGGTAAATGGCTTAGTAACAGAAGCTACTCAACCATAATTTAAACAACTGGAGGGATTAACATGGGTTTAGCTAAAGAATTAAGAAACAGGCGCGTCATTAAGGCGCGTGAAGTTAGTGTTGAGGCATGGGCTGATGGGGATGGTAAAGCGTTTACAATGTTTTGCCGCCCTATTACTTGCTACGATATTAATGAGCTACAAAAGAAACACCCGCAGATTATGGAAGCCCCAACTATCGGTGCCATGGTTGATTTGATTGTTCTGAAAGCTGAGGACGAAGGCGGTAGTAAATTGTTTACAAGTGCTGAAGATAGAATCGACCTGATGGGCGAAGAAACCTCTGTCATTAGTACAATCGCTGACCAGATGTTTAGCACTATTGAGTCGGTTGAAACAGCAATAAAAAACTAGAAACCTCTCAGTTAAGGATGAATGTTATTGCCTTGGCTGAGAGGCTTCACATACCTATAGCAGAAGCAGAGCAGATGAGCCTTTCAGAACTTAATGAATGGCTTGCTTACTTTCACCTACTGAGCGAGAAGAAAGATGGCTGAAGATACCCGCATTGTAATATCCGCAATAGACAGAACCAGCAAGGGATTTAAGTCTGTTGGTGCAGGTTTAGGACGGATAACAAAGTCTATCTTTAGCATGAAAACTGCTTTGGTTGGTGTGGCTGGCGTTGCTGGCTTTGCTTACTTAGTTAAAAGCTCTCTTAATTCTGCTGACGCACTAGCAAAGACTGCCTCTAAAATTGGCACAACTACTGAAGCGCTTTCTAAACTTCAGTATGCGGCTGGTATCACAGGCGTTGAAACTAATACCCTTAACATGGCTATGCAGAGATTTACTCGACGAGCCGCTGAAGCAGCGCAAGGAACTGGCGAAGCTAAGGGAGCAATTAGGGAATTAGGGCTAGACGCTAAAAAACTGCAACAACTACCGCTTGATGAGCAGATGAAAGTTCTAGCGGATGCTTTCAAGACTGTTGAAACTGATGCAGATAAACTAAGAATTGCCTTTAAAATGTTTGATAGTGAAGGTGCTGCCCTTGTGAACACTTTAGCTCTAGGCTCTGAAGGCTTAGATAAGCTGTTTGGCAGGGCTGAATCACTAGGCATAGTTTTGTCTGGCAGTGCTGCTGCTGGCGCAGCAAAAGCAAATGACGCGATTTCAGACCTATTATCTATAGTAAGAGGATTAACTCTGCAATTTAGCGCGGCTCTTGCCCCAGTTATAGAGTTTGCAGCAACCAAATTCACTAACTTTATTTTAACGCTTGACTCTACCAAAGAAGGCATCAATGGCGTTGGTCAGGCAATGGCTGTTGGCTTTATCGATGGTTTAATCAAAGCCGTTAAGGGAATGCAGAAGTTTGCGAACAACACAATTAAAGTTGCTAATACGGTTTATTCGGCTTTCAGAAGGTTTTTCCCTGACTCAGTTGAACAAGATTTGTCAGACAAAATAGATAAATTATCTGTCAAGATGCGCGGTATAGCTATGGCTGCTCAGGGCGGCATGGGCTTTGATACAGCGTTGTATAAGGAAATTGAACTGCAAAGAAAAGTATTGATAGAGCAGCTCGACAAAATGCGCAGTGAAACGAAAGACATTAGCCTTATTGACCTTGATAAAACTATCGCAACCTTAGAGGAATTTAAAAGCAAGGTCGGCGAAATACCTGATGCAGTGCAGAATGCTTTTGAACCTGCTGCCATATCATTAAACAGCTTTGAAAAAGGAGTAAAATCATTTAGTGATAGCATTCCAAGCATGGAAGAAAACCTAAAAAGCCTGACAGACCAAGGTTTAAATGGTTTAACTGATGCCCTTACCGCTGGCGTAACTGGCGCGGCTAAATTCTCTGACGCTATGAAGTCTATGGCTAAAAGCGTTGTAGATAGCCTGATTAAAATGCTGATTCAGAAGTATATTGTTGATGCGGCTTTTGGAGCTATTACTGGCTACATTGGCGGGACGCAGACCGGTATTAATGCACAGGGTGGATATGGAGCTTCTCTGGGAAGTAGAGACCCTTTTGATACTTCTAGCTTCAAAGCAATCGGTGGTTCTGTTCAGGCTGGTCAACCCTACATGGTTGGTGAGCGTGGGCAAGAGATGTTTGTGCCTAACCAATCAGGCTCTATAATACCTAACAACAAGATGGGTGGCGGTAGCGGTGTTGTCGTTAACCAAACCATTAACATATCCACTGGCGTAGCTCAAACTGTACGCGCAGAGGTAGCAAACCTAATGCCTCAAATAGCAAGTGCCGCGAAAGGTGCTGTAGCTGATGCACGACAAAGAGGCGGTGGGTACAGTCAAGCATTAATCGGAGCATAAGATGCCATTAGCATTCCCCAATGTTGGGATTCAAAACATTACAATGAGATTAAAGAGGGCGGTTGCTGTTAGTGAATCGCCTTTTTCTTTTGACCAGCAGGTGTTCGAACATTCGGGCGCTAGGTGGGAAGCTGAGGTTACTTTGCCGCCATTAAGCTATGCAGAGGCACGTTCGGTAGAGGCTTTCATAGTCGGGCTTAAAGGGCAATCAGGCACGTTTACATTCGGCCACCCTTTGCACACCACAACTTTTAGCGGGACGGTTACTGGAACTCAAGCTATACGCTCAACCTCTGTTACTATGGGTTCTAGTTCAAGTGCTGTTTCTGCTGGTAACTATTTCCAGTTTGGAGACTACCTTTATATAACCACAGCCGATAAAGCCGCAGGAGCTAATAACCTAGTATTTGAACCGCCATTAAGGGCTGCTCTTGCTGGTGGGACTTCACCAGATTTCACGTTACCAAAAAGCCTTTGGCGTATGTCTACTAATGATATTAGCTGGTCAACAGATATGGCTTCAATGTATGGCTTCAGTTTTGCTTGCGTGGAGGCTCTTTAATGTCAAGAACACTAAGTTCAGAAATGCAAGCGGTAGCCACAGCAGAAGTGGTCAGACCTATTTATTTAATAGATATGGCTTTCTCAGCTTCAACTGTTCGCCTCTGGTCAGGGCTTGGTGATTTAACAGCTCCTGCTGGCTCTAATCTTGTAACTAATGGCACTTTCACAGGCAATGCTAACGGCTGGAATTTGGTTGATTTTGGCACAGGCGAAACAATCTATATTGATAATGAAATACGTGAGACAGGTATTAATTTTCAAAATAGAGCAACAGTCAGGCAAGACATACCAACCATAGCTGGGCAAAAATACATTGTTCAATATGATGCCTCTGGTATTACGCATATTGTAATTAGAGACATGGTTGCAAACGTGAATATAGTGCAATCTACTTCAAAGCAAGCAGGAACACCAACGCAAACATTTACGGCAGCTTCTTCATCTACAAGAATTGATATAAGAAATCAAAACGGTGGAACTGTTGTTATAGATAACGTCGAAATGTATACAAGTCACACTTACGTTGGCGCAGGTGACTTGCTTAAAATCAGTGAGATACAAGAAACCGCAGACCTGCAAGCTAACGGGGCGAATGTCACACTGTCTGGATGTAACGCTACACTGATTAACCTTGCTCAGAATGAAGATTATCAAGGCAGATTGATGACTATAAGCCTTGGCGCTTTTGATGGCTCTGGAAATGTAATTGCAAGCCCTGCTGTTTTGTTTACTGGTTTTATGGATGTAATGACGATAAGCGATGGCGGTCAGTTTTCAAGTATTAATGTCAGCGTTGAAAATAAGCTAATCGCATTTGAGCGCGCTTATGTTAGGCGTTACACCGACAACGACCAAAAGATTGAATACCCTACTGATGACGGCTTTGAGTATGTAACATCTATTCAGGAGCTGGAGATTATTTGGGGAAGGAACACACCTGCGGCACAACCTACAGCGGGTATTGCTGGTAGAGAAGGACTGAGAACGGGCAGAGGGAACCGAGGTTGATTACTATAGCGCATGAGTGTATGGCTAACGTCAAAAAAGACATTGTTCCCCTACTAGAAAAGCACTGGGAATTGGTCGCGCTTAATCAAGGTAAAATTAAACTCAACCCAAACTGGGAAGAATATGCCAAACTAGATGAGCTAGGCATTTTGAAAATATTTACTGCAAGAAATGAAGGTGAGTTAGTCGGCTATTTTGTTTTAACTATCAGCAAAAGCATCCACTATCAAGACCATTTGTTCGCAGTTAATGATGTTATTTTTGTGTTACCTGATAACAGGGCAGGGGCTACAGGGGCGAAGTTGATTCAGTACGCAGAAAAATACTGCAAAGATGCTGGAGTTTCTACGCTTACTTTAAACACTAAAGTGCATATACCATTTGACAGCTTATTGCTAAAGTTAGGGTTCAGATTAATCGAGCGCGTTTACTCAAAATACTTAGGGAATTAAACAATGGCTTTTGCAGTAATTGCAGGAATCGCAGCGGCTATGCCAGCAGTAATAACCGCTGGTGGATTTGCCGCTTGGTCTTGGGGCGCATTTGCTCTAGGTGCTGGCTTATCTATGCTTTCAAGGGCTTTAGCTCCCAGCTTAGACATGGGAGGGACTACAGGCTCTAACATAACGGTTAGGGAGCCAGCCGCTCCCAGAAAGATACTTTACGGACAGACTAGAACTGGCGGAGCAATTGTTTTCCTTGATACCACTGGGGACGAGAACGCCTACCTGCACCAAGTGATAGCCTTTGCGGGACACGAGATTCAAGAATATGAAGAAGTGTATTTTGGCAAAGATGCTGTATGGAGCAATAACAATTTATTAATAAAACAAAGCCCGTTTTCAACTATATCAGGCACTCCAACTGTAACCGTTACCGCTGACACTAATACGGCTAGGGTTGGTGACATTGTTACTTTTAGCGGTTCTTCGACTGTTGCTGGCTTGAATTTAAACAACACATTCACCGTTGCTGCACTTAGTGGTTCCGCCCCTAATTACACCTACTCTTTTAATGCTGGCGCGAACGCGAATGCCACGGTGAGTAGTGTGGGCGGTGCAGTGACAGAAAAGAGAGCGGGTGCGGTTGGTGACTGGTGGAAATATGCCGAGTTTAATTTCCATAAAGGAGACCAAACTACAGCTGACAGTAACTTGGTTTCTCGTTCTAGCAAATGGGATGCAGATAATAAGCTGCTTGGCGTTGCCTATATCTATATTCGCCTCAAATATAATCAAGACAAGTTCTCAGGTTTACCAAACATTTCCGCGCTTATTAAAGGCAGAAAAGTTTATAACCCTACCACTGGACTAACAGAGTGGACGCAAAACCCTGCTTTATGTATTCGAGATTATTTAGTTGATGACAAGTATGGGTTAGGGGAAAACCCAGACAACATTGATATTGCCGCTTTGACTAATGCGATAACGGTATGCAACCAAGACGTTGATTTGGACGGTGGCGGAACTCAGAAAAGATACACTCTTAATGGTGATGTAAACACAGCTAAAAGCCGTAAAAACAATATTAACGATATGCTCGCCTGTATGGGCGGAAAGCTGGTTTATTCTGGCGCTAATTATTTTATCATGCCCGCCTATTACCAAACCCCAGTAGTGACTATTGATGAATCTGTACTTACTGACGAAATACAAATACAAACCAAGCAAAGCAGACGCACACTATACAACGGTGTGAAAGGTAGTTTTATAAGTTCAGAAGATGGCTACATTGTTGCTGATTACCCTGCACAGATTAGCTCAACTTATGGCGTTGAAGATGGTGACCCAATCTATTTAGATATGCCTTTGCCTTATGTTACTAATAACACTCAGGCGCAAAGAATAGCTAAAATAGCCTTGCTTCAGTCAAGACAGCAAACGACCGTAACCCTACCCTGTAACCTTGCCGCGTTAAAGTTCAAGGCTGGCGATACTGTTATGGTTACAAATGCCAAAATGGGATGGTCGCAAAAAGTCTTTGAAGTTTTGAACTACACTTTGGGCGCGAGTAATGATGGCGGCATTGTTGTGAATGTAAATGCTAT